CCAATCAACTGGTCGGTATCCATTAACTTACCCATAATGCCCACAGAGCGCACAACATCGCCTAACTGCTGAAGACCAATCTTCTCAGCCTCCATGTTTGGATTGCGAATATTAATATTGGCAAACACGCCTCGACCAGCTTGTTTATCACCAGTAATGTTAAATCTAACGGAAATGTACTTCCCACCAGACTTTGCGCTTTTGATTTCTGCTGTCTTGATGACTGCTGAGTACCAACCATCTGGAATCAAGCTATAGTCGTTTTCTGATTTTGGCAGTTCAGCAACGTCAAAGGGATTGTCAAAACGCATGATTATTTCTCCAAAGTAATAGAAAATGACGGACGACCCGCCGAGGTAGTAACCGCATCCAGTAAGGGGCGGGTAATTCTTTCATCGGTTGCTTTCCAAGCAGACATATTGATCTCTGGCTTCCACCGCAACAATTGCGGTAAATAATCAGATAACCCATATTCTGCGGCGATTACCTGAATCTTGTCGGCATCGACCTTGCGGGTTAAGCGCCCAGTGATCTTTAGCTTAAACCCGCCTGGCGCTTCCGCATTCTCAGTACCATCAAAATTCTCAGGCACTCCGATCAACGAGGCAAGTCTGTCCTCAATCTCGCGCCTTAACTCAATAGCCCGACTCTCGTCAGCCTTAGCTTTAATCCATTCTTGGCAAAGCGTTGGGTAGTCCATGTTAACCTCCCATCTTTTTAATAATTGCGCCAAGGTCGGGCGCTTCCCATGCTGCGAGTTTGCCGGATCGATCCTTTGCTTGCCACAGACCGTCAGACTCACACATCAAGGCGCGTTGTGGGTTGCCTTCAGCGTCCTTCTCGACACGCAAGGCAAGCACTTCATCGAAGAAGTATGGAAGTTGCTGACCGAGTTTTGCACCAGGCATACTAGGGGCGTACAACAGCCGACCTTGCTCGTCTTGGGACTTCTCGCACTTGGCGGTGAAGTAGACGTTTTTGGATGGCAAGTCACGAAAGGCGCGAATGATCTCAGTCATTTGCTCCTGAAGCGCACCATAAGCCTGTCTAGGGTCTTTGGTTAGCTTTTTCTCATCATTCAAAACAACTTCTGCAATCTCAGAGATTGAATCCAAAGCAATTGACTCAAACTGCTGCGATTCAGCAGAAGTTGTCCACTGGTAAGCCTCATGCAAGTCCTTAATCGACTTAATCTCGATAAAAGGCAAATTCGCATCAGCTATGGATAGCAGCCCCGCCTCGGCAGACAAGATAACAGGATTGGGTAAAGTTGCGATCAATGATGTCTTGCCCGATCCGGCGTGACCATAAACCAACATCTTTACACCTTGGGAAGACACGTTTCCCGTAGACTTCAACTGGATAGCCATTAGGCTTTCTCCTTGTTATTAGCATCGGTTGGAGGGATTCCGTTTGATGCACAGTTGCATTAGATCATACTTTTTGTTATTGTGTCAACACCCATTAACAACACGAGGGTTCTACATATGACTACAAAAGAAGCCATTGCACACTACGGCGGCATAAAAGAACTTGCTGCTGAACTTGGGATTTGGGCGCACGTTATCTATCGCTGGGGCAAACATCCTCCTATGGCAAGACAGTACGAATTGCAGGTTAAAACAAAAGGAAAGTTGAAGGCTGAACATGAATAAACTCGAAGCGGCACTTACCTATGCATCGTGGGGTTGGTACGTTTTGCCTGTCGTTCCAAATGGAAAAATTCCTGCGACTCGGCATGGCGTACATGATGCCACAACAGATCAAGACGAGATTAGGAGATGGTGGACAGAGAATCCAGAATATAACATCGGTGTGGCGGCTGGTGAGAAGTCAGGTATCGTGGTTTTTGACATCGATCCTCGCAACGGTGGGGATGCCTCATGGGAAAACTTTAAGCAAACCTATGGCGAATGCCCAGATACGATCCAAGCCTTGACCGCTGGGGGCGGAGAGCATTTCCTTGCAAATTACGCACCTCATATGCGAAGTTGCAAGGTTGCCGAGGGGATCGACTTTTTAGCCAATGGTCGATATTTCTTGGCTTGCCCATCCGACATTGAGGGCAGAAAGTACGAGTGGGAGGCCTCTAGCGACCCGTTTGAGGGCGTAGCGCCTATGGCTGTGCCAGAGGCTTGGAATGCAGCATTTGAGCAGCACAAGAAGACCTCATCTTCAGCATCCGGCAACATTATTCAAGGCAATCGCAATGACGGTCTAACCTCTCTGGCTGGTTACATGAGAGCTGGAGGTATGGCAGAGCCAGAGATTCTTGCAGCCATTAGTATGGCAAACGAGACTCGCTGCGAAGTGCCTTTACCCAGTAGCGAAATACAGCAAATCGTACGCTCTATCGTACGCTATGAGCCAGATCACGATGTCGCAGCATCGAGCGCCGCAGGGTCAGAAGCGGCTGAAAACTTGCTCGATCATCTGTCAGAAAACCCTGACTACTTTCTGACAAGGGCAACGTCCTTTCTGAATCAACCATCGCCTATACCTTGGGTCATCAAGGGTTGGATACCATCGTTTGCAACCATTATGATCTACGGCGAATCTGGCGTTGGTAAGACATTTGTTGCACTTGATATGGCGGCACACATTGCCTCTGGTAAACAGTGGGCGGGGATCAAGACCAAGCCTGGGCGAGTCGTCTACCTAGCTGGCGAGGGCATCTACGGTCTACGTCAACGTCTAGCCTCTTGGTCAAAGGCAAACAACAATACCGACCTAGACAGCCTTCTCATCAGCAACAAGCCTATCGATCTGGACGCTCCAGACTCAGCCTTACAAGTGATTAAAGCAGTTCGCGCCTTAACTGACGACGACATCTCGTTAATCGTCATTGATACGCTGAACAATCACATGTCAGGCGACGAAAATAGCGCAAGAGATACAAGAGCCATGATTAACTCATGCAACCTGATCTCAAGCGCCACAGGAGCGACCACAGCCTTCTTACACCACGTTGCACACGCTGCGGATGCCAAAGCAAGGGCTAGAGGCTCGTCTGCATGGCGTGGAGCGTTGGATACCAGTATCTTGGTTGCAAGCGAAGAGGAAGGTGTCATCAAGATCACTTGCACCAAAATGAAGGATGCCCAAAAACCTAAAGACATCTTTGGGGAACTTGAGGTTGTAGACCTTGGTTGGGTGGACGAGGACAACGAGCCGATCACAGGTGCTGTATTTAGGATTAAAGATTATCAACCAAAAGATAATCAAAAAGAAACCAAAAAAGTTAGCACTTATGACAAGAATAGAAAGCTATTTGAAAATGCTTGGTGGGCATCAGGTTCGGAGGTTATTAATAATCAACCATATATTAGTCGATCAGCATTAGTTGATTATCTTATTAATAATGTTGGGCTTGAATCTAGCACTGCAAATAAACAAATGAAACCGTCAATTAAAGGAGGATTAATATCGGATTTATTAATCGCAGAGCATATAAAACCGCATGAAAACGGTTGGGTTGTTGTTAATGAGAATCATTCCACAGCGATGATTTTGAACAAAAATGGCTAAAACGTACTCAACGTACCGTACCGTACTTTTGCGTACTTTAGTACGTTTGGCGAAGCGAAATCCAATAACGTACTCCGTACTTACCCCCTATTATAAATATAGGGGTGGTACGGTACGTTGGTACGTCGCGACCTGAAATTAGTCCGAGGAAAAAAATGAGAACGTACCAAGGGAATGTGCCAGACGAAAACTGGGGTCTGGAAGCAGGGCTAAGAGAATTTTATGGATCGACATGGAATATATATACTAAACCAAATTCAGATATATATATTAATATTAAATTAATATCTAATAATCCAGTCGAGTTGAAAGCAAACTATTGGTTTAGTTTTAATCAATCGATCAAAAAGTTTTTGCCATCGAGAGATTTATTATTATTAAAAACAAAACGACCAGAGTTATTTAAAATAATTGAAAATTATTTTCAGAATATTATTTAAATATTTTGGGCTAGTAATTTTTTTTACGAAGAGGTGCTAGCCTACTTTTTACCCGTAGTTAGAATAGTGCGGGAGGGGGTAAAGGTCGTGTACTAGCCCAGTTAGAATAGTGCGCGGGTGGTGCTAGACTGGGTATATGCCGCCCACCTGCCCTATACTGGTTGGATGTACAGTACTGTTCATCCGTAGACTGTTTTTCTATACAGCCTGTATGGGCATACACCGGTTTTCCGTACAGTGCTGTATGAACATACAGCCGCTATGCAAAACCACAATCTATTAGTTTTTAGCTATCGGGCAAACCGAGCGAAGCAAACCTTGGACTAAAAACTATTTAATAAAAACGTGTGATTGTCTAACTATGATAGAAAGCACCCATCAATACATTTTTACCATCATAGGAAAAAACTATAGGAAAGTCAACACTAAGAGTTAAATATCATGATCTTTTTTTAGTTTTGCGCTTGCATAGTGTGAAACAATTTGTTTGTCAACTCTGACAACGTTACTAACGACAACTGATCTAATTAAACCACAGGTAAATCAAAATGAAATCAAAAATGACACACACCGAAATTATTGACCAAATAAAAGACGCTACAAACAATGATCTTAGCGCAATGCTTGCCGTTTTGTGTGACGGTTCAGTACTTTTGTCCCTTGGCATCACTGACGATGACACGGAAGCGGTAGAATGCGCTTATTCGATCATCAAGGCGTGGATTGGAAACCCCTACAGGTTTTTAGAGTAGCAAGCCCTAAATCAACACAAACCCGCACAATGCGGGTTTTTTTTCGCCTATACTGCGCGGCATGGGACAACATGCAAAATTGTATAATTCAAAAATCTGGCGCGCGATGCGCTTGCATCAACTTTTTAGATTCCCTATTTGTCTATACTGCGCGGAATTGGGGATCATCAAAGCGGCAACCGTGGCAGATCACATTAAGCCCCATCGCGGCAATAAAAAATTATTCTATGATCCCGAAAACCTTCAAAGCCTCTGCAAAAAATGCCACGATTCAATCAAGGCGCGGGAAGAAACCATAGGGCGCGAAATTGGATGCAATTCGCAAGGCATACCAAACGGGCGAGAATGGTAGTATGCCTAGAATCGATTTAAACGCGTTTTGAGCGTTTTTTTTGTTTAGACTAACCGAGTGACTAACCATCGATTTTATGCGCTCATATGACATGGTATGCCTTCTCAATGGGGGGATAGGGCGGTAGAAAACTAGACGGCATCGGTGGGTAGAACCG